TGCGGACGTTCGCGGCATCACTATATTTGTGTACGTGCCGCTAGGGTTGGGGGGGGTTGGGGGTTATTAAACATAGTTCTTTACCGTTATATTCATACAGCTTTACCGGATCATATTTTTTTAAAGGTAAAAACTTGTAACTCAAGGGTCTGTAATTACCGTTATAAATGTCAGTATTATCTAAATTTTGATGACCACAATTACATATCAATATATACCTGAATTTTTTAGTATTTGTAATGTAGTCGAGAAATGTGTATATGTCTCTCAGACACCAATGCTGGATAACATCTTTTAAAATACACAAATCACTTTCTACTATTTGCTCCTTTTCATTCATAAAATCTAAATGAATAAAATTATATTTCGTACCTGAGCGGTTTGAAGTGTTGAAATCTACAACTTTTTTATACACATCATATCCGGTATATTTTACATCCAGTTCATCATAAATTAGACCACCACATCTAAAATCACCACAACCCAAATCAACGACACTTGTTATATTATGATCTTTTATAAAATTTTGAACAAAGTTTATATATGTATCTTTATTAAATTCAATGGTACTACCATCTCCACTACTTCCAGAATATTTATTATTAAGATTATTCCCCCATATATTATTTTCGTATATATATGTAAAAACTTGCTCCATATATATATGTATTGTAATAAACTCTTTAATACTATGGCCATTCAAATGAATTGTCATCACCCTTTTCCCTAACAGACCATCTACCACTGAGAAGTGCGGTTCTTCGTTCCCAATCTGTATGCCGTTCAGTCATTGTAGGTGGAGTCACCAGAACATTTTCATTAATGACTATACACTTATAGTTTCCAACATCACACATGTATTCAAGTTCAAATCTTGTTGCAAACTGTATAAATGGTTTTTTATCCATCTCAGCTTCGAGAAGTGTTTTATATCGAAAGACGTCGTCAAAATTTGTGAAAGCCACTATATTATTTATAGGAAGATCATCAACGTTGAACTTAGTCACAGCGTATATACCTTCATATTGCGCATCTTCATGTTCAAAACTCAATATATGAAACAAATCACGCTTTTTCACCTTTTCGAGAGGTTTGCTATTCGAGTCGTCAATGTTATAATAACTTCTACAAACCTTAGAAATCTTAGGTTTATTGAACCTATGATGAACAACGGGACACTTTAAAGCGAACATTTTTATCGTGTTTTTTATCTAGAAAATATTTACTTAGGTACAATATAAGATGAACATTATTATCCTTTTTTTATCCGGATTATCGTTTGTTTGGTGTACATCTTATATGGCACTTCGAACTATTATTTTGTCTGCACAAGATAGAAATGGCGCACCTCCTATTATGTATGAAGATGGTTCTATAATAAACTAATTCCGGTCAGAGGTGGTCCCGACCGACTCACTAAGCAGGAAAAAGGCCACCTCCTTCTCCTTTCCCCGGGACTCCAGGTTTATATCCCCCTCCACCACCTCCACCAGGATTAAAAACCGAGTCGCATAGTGAAAACCGTGGATCACATGGCGGCGGGCCCGCGTCTGGTACACTGAAACAAGCCCTACCACATTCTGCAACTATATCATTCCCAACAATCTTGTACAAGCCCCAATAAGGATCATTTGCAATAATTCTTTCTCTCATTAATGCGTCGCACGATTTACCACCATTCTTTGCCGGTTTTCCCTGAGCATCATAACCGATGACTTTTTTAGTACCGTCAATCCTACCACCCTGATATCCGGGGTAATCTGGACATGACTGATTCCCATAATCACAATCACCCAATGTTGTCTGACTCGTGGATACATTACCCGGTTGGTTAGGTCCATCCGCTCCACAATTTACAGGTACGTAATCTGGGTCATTGTCATACCACCCACCATGCGAATATTCACATATTTGTATTTCCCGACCAGTTTCACCACCGTCTCCTTCTCTACAGGTTTGTTTTACAGTCAAACCATCAGGGCATGAACCTCCATTTATCGCATCCGCCCCGTTAGCAACGAATTTCTTATAATAATAAGGAATTTTAGTACGATTCCATGCTGTTGAGGGATCGTGATTATAACAAATATTACCATTTGAGGCACCATCACCATAATTTGGAATATTTCTAGGACATCCATTTTCCCAAGTAGCATCATTTTTAGGGTTATTTGGATCATAAGCAGGCCCCGTCACCCCACTTCCCACGATCGATTCCCAATTACCTTCACAGTTTTCAGGTAAGCCATCATTTAAGATTACATCCACTGAGCCACATACAGCATCACCGAAATAACGTTCTTGACCTGAGTAGTCCGGGGCTGGACAGTTGGTGGGTATATCATCACAATCCGTTCTCCATTTACACTTATCCGATTTAATAGTTTCCATTGTCGGTCCGATGGTATCAAATTTAAGACCTTTGGTACCATAAAAACCATTGAATAATGCAAAATATAAAGGATTTTTCAATTTCGATTCCCAATCATTTTCACTGAACCCTTCATGGATAGCATATACGTCTTCTCCAACTAAAAATTTATTTCCTTTTATATCTATTTCATCATCTATGAGTTTAGTTTTTACATCTTCAAACTTATCACGAGTTAATTTACATTTGTATTTGTATTGTTCGTCAGGTTTAAGACTTAAAGAAAATCCAGAACATTCATCGGAATTTACACAAGCAGATGCACATTTTACAAATGCATCGTTGGTGTTTTGTAAATTTTGTTCTATACCTATACCATTTTCATCTACATTAGCAGGAATACCATCCATGTTTAAACATGAAAATTCACCATCTTGTGTACGTATTCCACATTTAGGAACTTGTATATAATAGTCGTGAATTTTAGGATCTTCCTTCCTATAAAGTCCTGATGTAGTTTGATATAAAGGATCTCCTGTTGCCTGACTCATTAAAGTATTAAATGATACAGGTCGATTCGATCGGTTGATGTCGGGCGAGCCATCCGTTTTGGATCCTAGATGATTGTCTACCTTCACTAAACTTTTACGAGCAAGTAAATTAGTATATTGAGATATGTCATATTCATTATCATACCATGCAGCGCCTTGATCGTATATATATTGATCGACCCCCTCTTGAAGTTCTCCTTTAATTCGGTCTTTTTCAGATTCACGTTGTTCTTGCGCCGCTCTCATCCAAGATCGAAGATATCCAATTTGACTTTCCATTTCCCGATTATACCCTTCTTGAGCCTCTTCATTACTCGCTGCCAAATCTGTAGAATTGAATATATCTCCATAAAATGCATCTACGGCCTCTGCCGCCGCATCTTTATCATCTTTTAAAGCTCTTAACTTTTCAAGAAACGATTTTAAATCGAAGGAATCTTCAAGCACCTCGTCATCGTCTGGGAGAAGCTCCTCCTCTGGGTAATACACATCCGAATCATTCACCTCCTGTACATTTTCCTCATACCCTTCTTTCCTAAAACTTAAAAAAAGTATAACCACCGTCAAGGTTATACATAGAATCAAAATTTTACGATCCATCTTATAGTACTCTAAGAAATTATTTATTTGAACATATACTACAAGCCTTTTTAGAATACCCGTGTTCACACTTTTCAGAATATACACACTTGCGACACATACTTCTTATATCTCCGTGTATACATATACCACCCCCATTACACACACTACACTGGATAAGTCTTTTTTGGTGTGGACATATATTTCGAATTATGTTCATAATTCATCTTAGAGATATTATTTTAACTAATACTATATAATAATGCCTCTGTCGAATAAAAAACGATTATTTATTAAAAAAGTTTCGTCCGGGTTTAGATATCTATTAGATGACTATGGGATCAAATCTATGAAAGAATCGTATCTAAAAGAATTTATAAAAGAAAATGTTTTCGTCAAAGGTAATTATATGGAAAGACTAGAGTTTTCCGCGGGTAAGTTTCAGTTTTGTCTAGAAAATCTAGATGATGATCTTTTGAGATCCATCTTAAAAGAGTTTGACACTATGGGGTTCACTTTGGAGCGTGTATTTCATGAAGCGGGTGTAAACCCCCTCTACTTTGACGATGACGAACTTGAATATTCAAAATTAATAGATACAGAAGATATTATTACATTCCAAGATTTAATTAACACATAAAACTAGGTCTTTCACACTTGTATCTTGCAAAGGGGGCTTTGTCGGCGACGTAATACATTTTATAAGCTGATACAAGATCTGGAGACTTGTATTGCTCGGGCATACATTCTGGAATACCCTCTATAGAATAATAAGCAGTCTCACTTTTACGTTCTTCGAAATGAGATGGGTGATTTTCGTATAACCAACGCAAATGATGTTCACACGTGTGAATTTTCCCGTACCGCTCTGTGTATTCATGACTGAGAGCGAGTCCGATTTCACAAGCATACATATAATTTTTGATACTGGAACCTATCCACATGGTCATGGGGTGCTTCTTATGTGCGGGTTTGTATCCACGTTTACTTCCATCTTTCGTCAAGGGGGCGTGTTCTCTGACGTATTCTTCTTGACCAGAAAAAAACCAAGCGGTGTATAACATTTGACATATCTCGAGTTGAATCTTAACGACGTGTTGATCGCATGATAGTTTGGCGATTTCCTTAGGATTCAATGAAAGAAAAAATATGTTCATCTTACAAAAAAATAATACTACTTTACAACTTAGGTGTATTTTCCAAAACCGAGAACGTCCTTCTGCTTTCTCGTAGGAATAGATTGAGGTAGCACCGCGGTTTTTACACTATGCACCCATTCCTCTCCATCGTATGCCATCCAACATATATCGTATCGTTCTATCATCTTTCTACATAAAACACAAGGCATTGATATACCCGCACCATACGTTGTATTTCTAGATATTATGAGGTGTCCATACTTTCGGTGAACCCAATCAGAAAACTGGTGTGGCTTGTACCCTTTTCGTATACATTCCCTATATAACCTTCGTATTAACTGCCTCTCTGCACACATATGATTCGTGCTATCCACCTCTACAGATTTCTTAGACATAGAACTCGTCACGGTACAATATTTCATTTTTCATAAAATATAAGAAACATTCACTAGACTTAGGTATTATTCATGTCGTTCCTTGACAATGTAATTTGGATACGTCTGTCTCACGTGGTCCTTATATTTTAGGTACACGTTAATTTTGTCGTGTACAGACATATTCTCAGTTTCAAATTCTATTAACTTGTGATCGTGATTAATATCCAAATGAATAGAGAATCTTTTAGGAATTTCCGGAAAAATTTCTAAAGTTTTAGGAGCTCTATTTTCGAATAATACTTGCTCGGATAAAGCTAAAGGAGAAAAATTTCTAAAATGATTTTGTAAAACGTTTAATCTTCGAATAGCTGACATTTCTCTTATTTTCATTACAATTTATATCCACTAAGGTTTTAAATTCTATCTTTTAGCATCAATCCATCATCTCCTTGAGATTCCATAAACTCTACTTTGACGATATTAGGATCGAATATATCACCGTGCGTTTGACAAAGTGTACAAGGTTCTGACGGAGTCTCTCCCGGGGCATGATTATGAACGGGGACATCTCTCTTTTTGGGACGTTTTGTTTTTTTAGTCGTCGGAGGTTTGGAAGGATCGTGCTTCTCACAAAATGTTTCACCTTCGATACATTTATTGCGACATGGATTACCCCTTATATTGATCCCTGTACACGCAGGTCTCTTCACTCTTGGAGGCTTTGGCTGTTTAGCGGGTTTGGGAGGACGCGCATGGACTTTACACGTCTGCAAACCTTCTGCGCAAAACTTTTTACACTGTTCCCCCTTAGCCGTTTGACACGGGCATCTGATTTTCTCGACCTTTACTTTTGAAACTTTTCCCTTTTTCTTGAGTTCGCTAATCTCCCCTCGCAACTTATCGTTCTCGTTGGCAATATCTTGGAACATCTTTCGCAGTTCATCAGCAAATAAACTATCCTTGATATATTCATCTAATTGGATCGTGGGAGATATACACGGCACACAGAATTCCATTTTTACTTGATAAAAATACAAACATCGTCGCAACTTAGGTGAATTTTATTTCTGTGAGAATATTAGAATGGTGTCGATCCACGATATACCTAAAAAAGTTCAATACATAGTGGTTGATTCCAACTATGTAAATGGAACTAATAACACATTTTCATTAGATCTATCACTAACTTCTAATACGCATGTGGAAGATTTCAGTCGCGTGTTAGGTGTAAAGATGGTAGATTTTTACATAACACAGGTTGGAGCCACCACGACTGACCTAAACACTAACATAGCAAAACATGTGGATGTTTTGTGTCCAAATATACCTCAAGTTGCGCAAATGCTCGATGAACGCCACGGACATATTTTTGCACGTGTACCTTTGGAGAGACACTTTACCGGAACGGATGGTATTCTTTTGCGAGATAAACAATGGAAAAGCTTCAACAGAAAAACAAATTATTTCAACCCCATGTCTATACAAAAATTAGACTTTGAAATATTCGAAGAACAAGATGACGGGGATTATGTAAAACTAAACCCAGCTACGAAGTGGCACATGATATTAGAAGTCACAACCGTTGACCATAAAGAAACACCCATTTCCAAAGAAACACAGATTTTAGAAGCTATACACGCTCTCATAGGTAAGATTGAAAAATTACATCAGAGCGTGGAAAGACTCCCGACTAAAGAAGAAGCTGAAAAGATTATAAAGGAAACTGAGAAAAAACGTAAAAAGATATCATTTAATTATATTTTATTGGCACTCGCAGCTCTAGTAGGTGGTTATATATACTACGTGAATAAGATCAAAATGGTTCCAGGGATTATGTAAACCAAGTTTTATTAGTATTTTCTAACATATTCTTTACTCGTTCATTCCATGATTTTTGTGAAAAGCTATAAATTTCACAAAAGTTATCTCTCATATTTGTTGTAATATAAATTATGTCATTATCTATCCAACATGATACCGGATCTTGTATAGTTTCCTTAACTATATCTCCATCTTTTTTGTAAATAATAGGTTCAGAAACGTCTATGAGTTCTAAATTTTGTTTTGAAATTCTAACCATATGTGTAAGATGTAA